TAGATGACTTACAAATTGCCAACGCCATAGCGCCATGGGTAAGAAAATACGATGTTAGCCATGTGAGTTTTAGCAAGAACACCGGAGCAAGCGTAGCGGCCAGACTTCAGGCAGCGGGCATTCAATGTAAGGCTGTCGATGGCCGGGAGTTTGCTCAGGCTTGCGACGAAATGCTGAGCGCGATGGAAAATGGCCGATTAACCCATGCCGATCAGAATAATTTTAATAAGGCGATAGCGTCATGCGCTCGGGTCAATTTTAGCGATGGGGGATGGATTATTGGAAGGCGAGCCAGTAACGATAACGCTACAGCTGCCGTCGCTTGCGCCATGGCCATTCACGATGCGTCAAAACCAATAGCGGATGTAGATATTCTTATCGGCTAAAAACTTGACTATGCTACAATTTTACGCTAATGGCTATTTTAGATTTCTTTCGTGTTACCGATAATTCTAATCGGATTTCTGCCGCGCTGACCGAGCGTAATTCCGTCGATATTGAAGCCGGTCTAGCGCCCTTAAATATCTCCGCGCCTTTAGGCTGGGGATCCTTTGCTCTTACCTGTACCAGAGAGCAAGCGCTTCAGGTTCCGGCTGTAGCGCGAGGTTTAGGAATAATTGCCGGCACTATTGCCAGCATTCCACTTGAGACAAAATTAAAAGCTGATTGGACTGAGGTCGAATCTCCTCGCGTAATAAATCAACCTGATCCACGCGTACCGGGATCTATTGTTTATCACTTTCTCGTTCAGGATATGAAGTTATTTGGGGTCGGCTACGGCCAAGTTATGGAAATCTATCAAGAGTTTCCAAACAGAATTAAAGCGTGGACACGAATCGCACCAGAACGAATTACGCCACAATATAACGCGCTAGGTACTGAAGTAATCGGATATCAAGTTGATGGCGGTAATGTGCCGCTAACAGGTGTCGGAAGCATCATCGCGTTCCCCGCAGGTGATGGCATTCTTAATATAGGCGGCCGTACTATTCGCACCGCTTTAGAGTTGGAAAAGACCGCTTACAATTTTGCTAACGAGCCAACTCCATCAATGGTTCTGAAATCCACTGGTACCAACTTGCCAGCTGATCGTATCCGTCAATTATTGGACGCTTGGAAGATTTCCCGTCAATCACGCGCAACCGCGTTTCTAAATGCTGATGTGGAAATGACCGCTGTCGGTTTCGATCCTGAAAAACTACAGTTAAATCAAGCGCGTCAATATCTCGCGACCGAAATCTCACGCCTAGTAGGAATTCCTGCCTGGTATTTATCCGCCGATGTTAATTCAATGACTTATTCAAATGTTGTTAGCGAGCGTCGTTCCCTTGTGGATTTCTCACTTCGTCCATTACTCCGAAGTATTGAGCAAAGACTTTCCATGCCGGATTTTACTCCCAATACGCAAGAGGTCGTATTCGACATGGACGACTTTTTACGAGGCAACCCGCTAGAGCGCGCGCAGACTTTAGAAATACTCGTTCGGTCGGGAATTATGACCATCGAGGAAGCTAGAGAGGAAGAAGATCTAATCAAATGAAAATAACTATGCCCATGACTATTACAGCGGCAGATAGCGACTCGCGCACCATCACAGGTCGAGTAGTTACCTGGAATGAGCCTGGATTTACCAACGCTGGCAAGACTATTTTCGCGCAGGATTCAATCGCTCTCAAGCCGGTGAAACTTTTGCTCGAGCATCAAACTACACAGCCAATCGGTCGCGTACTTGAGTTTAATCATGTAAATGACGAATCTGGCGCCCCCGTTGGTATCGATGCGACCTTCAAAATTGCTAAAACATATCTTGGCGATGCTGCGCTAGAAGAAGCCGCTATGGGCTTGCGCGATGGTCTTTCGGTGGGCATCAAGCTCAACGAATGGAAAGAAGAAGATGGCGCATTCCGCGTCCTCTCAAGTTCTCTCGTCGAAGTTAGCCTGGTCGAAAGTCCGGCCATCGACAGCGCGAGAGTTTCTGAAGTAGCTGCTTCAGAAGATCCCGAAAAGGAAGAAGAAGAAATGACCGAAGCACCAAAGACGACCGAGCCTGAGGTTTCGGTCGAAGCACAAAAGGTCGAGGCTTCTGCTCCTGTCGTAAATGCTCCTGTTTATACCGCACCGCGTGTAAATATGAACATCAGCGCCGGACAGTACGCACTCGCACAAATCCAAGCACAGCGCGGAGATTCCAACGCTCGCGACATCGTCGCAGCACTTGACGCAGCAACAACCGCAGAGAACATCGGCGTAGTTCCGCCGACCTATCTTCGCGACATCATCGGAATTATCGATGATTCTATGCCTTTCGCTATGTCTCTCGAGCAAGGCGCACTCCCAGCAACGGGCATGAAGTTCTATCGTCCGCTTATTGGCACCCAAGCAACCACGGCTGTTACTGCTGAGGCTGTTGAGTTTGATTCCACAGACACCACGATTACCAGCAAGGAAGTTGATGTAGTCAAGATTGCTGGAGCTAACAAAGTCTCCATCGAGCTTCTTGAGCGTTCAGATCCAGCGTATTTAGATGTCCTTCTACGCGAGCTCGCCGCGTCATGGGCTCAGAAGGCTGATGCTTACGCAGCATCAATCGCACTCGCATCCCCAGGATCATCTAGCGGAGCGACACTTTATGCTGCTATTGCTGATGGTATTGCTGATTCATACGGCGTTCTTCGTCGTACTCCAAACCGCTTCCTAGCAGATACCGGCAACTTCGCAGAATTGCTTGCTGCTGTTGATGATAACAAGCGCCCACTTTTCGCTGCCGCAGCACCACAAAATGCCGCAGGTCTTATGACCCAGGGCTCGACCGCTGGCACCATCGCAGGTCTCGGCCTTGTCGTAGATCCAAACATCGACACCGGCACAGGTATTAAGGGTGTTGTCTATGCGTCTGACGCAGCAACTTTCTATCGCGGCCCAGCACAGCAAATCCGCGCTAATGTTGTTAGCACCGGAGAGATTGAGATTGGTGTCTATGGTTATGTAGCCACCTGCCTCAAGTACGGCACCGCATTCCGCAACCTAACAGTTGCCTAATTAACCTAATCTGAGAGAGGCGTGTCGCCCCGAGCGTCTCTCTCGCCTGTAAAGGAGAATTCATGCCTAGCATCGTAACCGCGTCGCAACTTCGCGCTGTGCTAGGCGTGGATTCTTCTCTCTACAATGATGCTTATTTAGATTCGATTATCGACACCGCAGAAGGCGTAGTCCTGCCTTTACTGACTGAGCATGAAGCGGCAGTCCAGGCAGTCGAATTAACATCTAATGTCGCCTATTTCTACACAGTACGCGCTCACGGCTTCATCGAAGGCCAGACGATAGCGATTAATAATTGCGGCGCACCTTATGACGGCTCACGCGCTGTAACCGACGACCTTTTATTGCCTAATGTTTTCACGATGGCAATTACCAACGCAGACTTAGATCGCAAGCCAATTATTCCAACTGGTCGAGCAACGCTCCCAGGCAAGGATGCGGCAACACTTTACGCATCGAATCAAAATGTCGAATCAGCAATCCTAGTCGTATCGGTCGAAGTATTCCAATCCCGCACGGCTCCCGGTGGTCAAATCGAAGGCGTAGATTTCACAGCTACCCCGTATCGGATGGGTCGCTCACTTTATAACCGCGTCGCTGGTTTATTGGGCGATGTAACCGATGTCCAAACTTTGGCGCAGTAATGCCAGCATCATCAATCTCAGCCAATGTTCGCACCGCACTAGCCACAGCGTTAGGCAACACGGCGGCATCTGTTTATTCTTATGTTCCTGAAGCAATTATCCCGCCAGCTATTGTCGTCGTTCCTGGATCTCCATACATGGAGCCAAACCTGATAAATAAAGCTGTAACGAAAATTCAGCTCAATTACAAAATAAGCGCAGCTGTCGCATATAATTCCAACCCCGGCTCTCTTGATAATCTGGAGAAGCTCATCATTAGCATTCTGGCGGCTATGCCCGCTGGATGGGTAGTAGGTCAAGTGGAGACGCCACAGATAGTCCAGGTGGGGGCATCTAATGTTCTATCTGCCGACATCAACGCTTACACTTACTACACGCAGACCAACTAAGGAGAAGAAATGGCTACCACAGTAATTACGGGTCGCGATGTTACCTTTACCATCGGTGGTAACAATTTCGACGCACAAGCCACCAGCGCAGTCCTGAGCAACGCTCGCACCCGCGAGACTTATCAGACGCTCGATGGCAAGGCTTACAAGACCACAGACGACACCTGGAGCTTCGCAGTAGAAATGCTTGCGGACTGGGGAGCGGCTGGATCACTATGCGAAATCCTTTGGGGTGTCGCTGAATCAGCACCAGACACCGGTATTACCACAGTTCTCACGGCTGTTACCGGAGCCGTCTTTACATTCCAAATTTTCCCAGAGTATCCAAGCGTGGGCGGCACAGCGCCGGACGCGCAAACAGTTACCTTTAACTTCATGGTAATTGGTACTCCAGCGGAATCATTTAGCTAAATCGAATAGATCGGGGCAAACAAATGAAATTAACACTCAACATAAAATTTAATAATGGCGAGGAAAAGATAGTTAGCATTAACGCGGCTGACTGGCGAAAATGGGAAAATAAGACAGGAAAGATTATCGGTGATCGCACCGGAGTTAATGACTGGATGACTTTAGCCCATTTCGCAGTAGTTCGAGAAAATGCTGGCTCTAAACCCATGAAACCCTTTGATGTTTGGTGTGAGACTATCGACGACATCGGACTAGAAAAGGAAGGCGTGGAGAACAGCCCAAAAGCCATAGAATCGGAAGCATAAGCCGCCTTATCGTTGAGGTCGCAATAGCTACCGGAATACCTATGAGCGAATGGCAGAACGCCGAAGATATACTGACCGCGATAGAGATACTGGAGAAGCGACGACATGGCTGACGCTCGTATTACTTACGACCGCTCAGAGCTTCGCGGTATCACAAAGGCATTTAAGGCAATGGACGATGAGGCTGTAGATCAAGCCAATGCTGCTAGCGCGGAAATCGCGGAAATGCTTAAAGATAAGATTATCGCCAAAGCACAGACTCGACGCATCGCTGGCGCATCCGCTCGAAGAATTGCCGAAGGCGCTAAAGTCTCAAAGTCCAGCAAGATAGGCGAACTATCGTTCGGCTTCGCTGCTCAGAAGTATTCTGGCGGCGCAACTACTCAACAGCTCTGGCCGGGTATGGAATTCGGATCTAATCGCTGGAAACAGTTCCCACGGCGTACCCCGCGCTTAGGTCGCGGCAATCAAGGTTATTTTATTTACCCAACGCTTACCGAAAATCAAGTGGAGCTTATTCGTAAGTGGGAGCAATCATTCGACCGCATCCTGAGGGAATGGGATAAATAATGGCCGGCAGCAGAACACTTAAGCTCTCCATACTTGCCGAGACCGCAGATCTCGTAAAAGGTCTCAATAGCGCCAGCAAGGAAACTGAAACCTTTGGCGATAAGGTCGAAGCCGGATTTAGCAAGGTAGGCAAGGCCGCCGCAGTCGCCGGAGCTGCTATCGTCGCTCTGGCTGGCAAGATGGCTATTGATGGCGTTAAAGCTGCGCTAGAAGATGAAGCGGCACAGGCCAAACTAGCCCAGACCCTAGAAAATGTAACCGGAGCAACCGAAAGCCAGATTAAGGCAGTTGAGGATTATGTCTATCAAACTTCCGTAGCTGTGGGAGTTACCGACGATGAATTGCGCCCATCGTTCGAGCGGCTATTGCGTTCGGTTAAGAATATCGACGAAGCTGTCCGACTACAGAATCTCGCCTTAGATATTTCAGCCGGTACGGGTAAATCATTAGCTCAAGTAACCGAAGCGCTTGCCAAAGCATATGACGGCAACTTCGGAGCGCTCAAGCGTCTAGGTGGCGGCATTGATGAAGGAATTATTAAGAGCAAGGATTTCGACGGCGCTGTCGCAGCCCTGAGCAAGACTTTTGAGGGTCAGGCCGATGTTGCTGCCAATACTTACGCCGGGCGCGTAGCTCGACTTAAAATAGCCTTTGACGAGGCTAAGGAGAGCATTGGGGCGGCTTTATTACCACAGCTGGGCAGATTAACCGATTACATTCTCAAGGACGGAATTCCCGCCTTTAATGCGTTCGTGGCTGGTCTTACTGGATCAGGTGGGCTAGGAACAGCGCTAGGCGAGACTTCGCCCAAGGTTGTCGAAATGCGCACCAAACTTACGACCACAGAAGAAATCGCTAACGAGCTGGGCAAGACCATTAAGAATCTCGGCAGTCGATTCGCTGATCTCTTTGCTATTTTCGATACAGCAACAGGCGGCGAAGGTTCTGCTACCGCAGGTCTAGAAAAGGCGCTACGAGCGCTCAACGCTGTTGCGCAAGCGACCGCCAAAGTCTTTGAGGTCATCCAATTTACAGTCGAGGGTATTGTCGATGGATTTCGAGACATCGTTCGATGGGGTAATCAAGCTAAACAATTCTTCAGCAACTTAAATCCATTCGGCAACGCTCGCCAGTCCTCTTTCGATGTTCCTATGTCTCCAGTACCGACGACATCAAATCTCGGCATGGCATCTGGTGGGGCAAATTACATTACAGTCAATGGCGCATTAGATCCAGAAGGCGTAGCTCGGACGATTGTCGATGTTCTCAATAACAGCCAGTCGCGCGGTACTTTGGGCGCTGGAGCGCTCGTCTTCTAATGAGCGCCTTTACTCCTGACTGGAAAGTAACGATTAACTCGGTGGAATACACCGGCGTTACACTTGCCAATCTGACCATTACCAGCGGTCGAACAGACATCTATCGTCAGCCGGTGGCGGGTTATTGCCAGGTCGAAATCATTAACTTAGATTTATCGGCAGTAACGACACAGATTAATCAGGGCATAACCATCAGCGTTAAGGATTCCACAGCCGTCTATAAACCGATATTCGGTGGTTATATTTCCGACATCGTCCAAGAAGTACGCAATCTCGGTAATACGGGTCAAACC